CACCGTGCCGAGCACCGGCAGCTCCGTCGCGCTCACGCTCACATCCTCGTCCGGCGTGAGCAGGTGACAGTTCTTCACGCCCTCCACACCGTAGAGGATGTTCGCGAGCTTCGCCATATACACCGCTTCACCCAGCCGCTCGCCGGTGAAGTACGCCTGCAGCGCCGCCGTCGCCGCATCGGTGATCTCCTGCATCGTCCAGCCCTGCTCCGCCGTCAGCTCCGCGCTCATGTTGACGGTCTTCTCTGTCGGTGCCTTGACCTCCACATCCACCGCGATCTCGCGCTTTTTCTGCAAGACCGCCTCGATCTCGCCGAGCAGCTTCTCATCCGGCGCGCCCGCGTGCGTCGAAACATACACATCCACCGTGCCGATGCCGCGGGCGCGGCCGACCGCTTTCGCCGCCGCCACGTTCGGAAAGCTCATCGCCTCCTGCTCGTAAAACGCCGCGTTCGCGCCGTTCGGCAAACGCTTGTAGCTCTCGAGCACGCGCTCGCGCAGCTTTTCGTCGCTCTCCTCGTCGCTGCCGCCGGAAAACGCCTCAGGATTTACGCACTGCGTAATCCCCACCGGATACACGGACATCAGATGGATCGCGCCCGCGATGGCGTTGCCGCTCGCCCCCGCCTCCACGGCGCTCGCCGGAACGTCCACATAGGTCTTGCCCTTTAAGAGCACTGCCTTTTTCGTCGTCTCAAAGCGCACACCGCCGCTCGTCATCGCCACACTTCCCGCGTCGATCTCATAATCCGTCACCGCCGCCGACGGCGCGGAAAAGCGCAGCACACCCGTCGCTTTCGCCGCGGGAAGGCGCGTCAGTGCCCGCGTCTCGGCGTGATAATCAAGATACTGCCCCACCGCCGTCTGCGGAAAGCTCTGATCCAGCACCCAGTCCGCCTGCGCCAGAAGCGACTGTACCTCGCTCGCCAGCGCATAGAGGCGCACCATCGCGTCGCAGCCGTCGTTCGGCACAAAGCCCGCCTCCTCGGCAAAGATCGCGCGCATCCGCTCGTAGATCGCGTTCAGCTCTTCCATTCTTCACTCTCCCCCTATCGTCACGACCGCCTCGCCCGTTTCGTTCTCATAGCGCAGCAGCACGCGCAGCTCCAAAAATCCATTCTTTTCCGCAAGCTCCACGCCCATCACGCTCAGGCCCTCTTCGTCCGCCAGCGCCTCGGCCGCGTACTGCTTTGCCGCCGTCGCGCGGCTCTCGCCCTTTTCCCGCCATAAA